GTGACCGTGCGCGACTTCGAGCAGCGCAAAAACGCGGCAGGAAAAGATGAATGGGTGCTCGTGTCTGAGTCCGCGCTCGACATGACCGAGATCCCGCTTGCCACGTTCTACACCGGAAAAACTGCGCCGATGCAGGCCGAGCCGCCGTTGCGCGAGCTGGCCCACCTGAACGCGAAGCATTGGGCGCTGCAGGCATCGGCCGACTCGCTATTGCAGGTGGCGTGCGTGCCGGTGCTTGCGGCTATCGGCGTTGATCCCGAGACGAACATCGCGGTAGGCGCCAATGCAGCGGTTAATCTGCCTGTCGGCGCGGATCTCAAGTACGTAGAACACACGGGCAAGGCCGTGGGAGTCGGCGCGCAGCAGATCAAGGATCTGGAAGCCCAAATGAAGGCCATCGGCGCACGCCTGATCGAGCAGACCGCCGGCACCAAGACCGCCACGCAGGCGGGCGAGGAAGCAGCGCAGGCGAACAGCACGCTCGCTGGCTGGGTGCGAGATTTCCGCGACAGCATGACCGCGCTACTCGACATCATCGCCAGCTATCGCGGCGAGGCGAAGGGCGGAAAAGTTGAGATCTACGCAGACCTCGATCCCGACAGCGTGCCCAACGAAACCATGACCGTGCTGGCGAAGATGCAGGCGCAGGGTTCGCTGTCCCGCGCGACGCTGTTCAGTGAGGCCAAGCGGCGCGGCCTTGTCTCTGCCGAGCAGAGTTGGGAAGACGAGCAGCAGCTGATCACGCTCGAAGGCGGCAGCCAGGACGCTCAGCAACAGGGTGGCATGAATGCCTGACCCCGCGCCCGCCGAGATTGCGCGCCGCTACACGCGCCGTGCGTTCAGCGTCCTGCGCGTTGCGGGCGGGCTGGCCGATTCCGCGTCTGCCGATGTGCGGCGCCTGGGTCGTCGATTGATGGCGCTCGTCATGGCTGCCGATCTGGCAGAAATCGGTCGACGCGATGCCGCCGCGCTGGATCGGCAAATTGCTGAGCTGATCGCATCGGCCTATGCTGCAATCGGCGCCACGCAGGCTGAGGCATTGCGCGAGTTGCTGGGCATCGAGGCCGGATGGGCTGCTGGCGTTCTGCGCGGCACTGAGCCTAGCGACGCGATGCTAGAGCGGCTGGCGCGCGATTTCCTGGCTCTCGGCGCGCCTGTTGCGGACCAATGGGGCCGACAGGCTGACGCATTGACACGGCGCGTGACTGATGCCGTCCGCGAGGCTGTAGCGGTTCCGCCCGAGCCTGCCGTGCTGCGGTCGACGATGGATGATGCGATTTCTGCGGCACGACGCGATGCGGAATCGCTCGCTGACCTAGGCGCACATAGCGCAGCGGCGCAAGGACGTGCTGAAGTCGCGCGCAGATCGGGCGCCATCGGTTGGCAGTGGTTCTCGATCCTCGATATGCGCACCACGACCGGATGCGCCCTGCGCGCCGGCCTGCTCTACACGCTCGATTATCAGCCGATAGGGCACTCGATCCCGATTGAGCGCCCGCCGCCACGCCATTGGGGCTGCCGCTCGCAGTTGCTGCCGCTGATGCGCATGCCGAAGCCGGGCGACATCAACCTAGGCTCGTTCGATGAGTGGCTAAACGGGCTATCGCAATCCGAGCAAGACGACGTGCTCGGCGCCGGCCGGGCTGATCTGTACCGGCGCAAGGTCATCACCAAAGCCGATCTGGTCAATCAGCGCGGGCGTGTGCTGACGCTGCGGGAGTTGAGGGCGCGGGCGGACTGAATTGTCCCCTCGCCCGCGTCGCTGCGGAACACCCGTTGACTCGCCTCGCTCTCTAGTCAACGCGCACCACGATCAACCTGCACCCACCAAAGACCGTTGCGCGGATGCGCTCGGTCAACTCGCGCACAACTGCGGATACGGCGCGCGATCCGGTCGGATGACCAAGACAGGGTGATCGATGAAGCCAAAGACTGATGCGAGCGGTGCCACGGTGTGGCAGGACGGAAAGCCGGTGTATGTGGCTGACGACGGCAGAGAACTAGTCGTCGATGTTCCTGACCTTCTCAGCAAAGTGAAGCAGTACGCGGGAGAGAGTCGCGAGAAGCGGCTCGAAAACCAAGAACTGCTCGAAAAGCTGAAGCTGTTTGAGGGCGTTGACCCGAAGGCAGCCCGCGAGGCGCTCGAAATGGTCAAGAGCTTCGACGGCAAGAGCAAGGCGGACGCGGAGAAGGTCCGGGCCGAGGTCTCGAAGTCGTATGAGACCAAGCTCGCAGAAGAGCAGAGGGCACGGCAGGCGCTCGAACAGAGCCTGCATCGTGAGCTGATCGGCGGCGGTGTCGCCCGGTCAAAGTTCATCGCCGAGAAGTCGGCGTTGCCTGCGGATCTGCTGCTGCCCATCGTAGGTGAACGTCTTGCAGTCGAAAACGGCAAGGTCGTGGCAAAGCGTGCTGATGGATCTCCGATCTACAGCCGCGCCAATCCGGGACAGTTGGCCGACATCGACGAGGCATTGGAAACCCTGGTCAGTGAATCGCCCCATCGGGATTACATCCTGAAGGCGACGCAGAAAGGCGGCAGCGGCGCACAGCCGGGAACGGGCGGCGCTGCAGGAAAGCCGGTTTACACGCGCAAGCAGTTTGATGCCATGGACGCCAACCAACGGCGGGAGGCAGCTCTGAGCGGCGCGACATTCACAGACTAACGCAGGAGCAATAACCCATGGTACTGACCGGACTCATCCCCACCATTTACGCCGGCCTCGATGTCGTTTCCCGCGAGAACATCGGGTTCATCCCCAATGTGAACATGGACGCGCAAGCGTCGTCTGCCGCAGTTGGTCAGACCGTGCGCTCTCCGGTCGTGCCGACGAATTCGCTGGAAGACATCACGCCAGGCGCTGCGCCGGCGGCCAGCGGTAGCCAGACCATCGGCTATGTCGATGTGTCCATCACGCGTGCCAAGGCCTATCCGATCCTGTGGACCGGTGAGGAACAGCTCTCGGTCAATGGCCAGCTGAATCAGATCCTCGTCGATCAGTTCGCGCAAGGATTCCGCACGCTGTCGAATGCGGTTGAGGCAGATCTTGCGGGGCTGCATATTGCCGCATCGCGCGCCTACGGCACCGCCGGAACCGCACCTTTCGGCACCGCTGCCGACATGACCGACTGGTCAAACTGCAATCGCATTTTGGACGACAATGGCGCGCCCGGCGCGGGCCGTTCAATGATTCTGGGCTCTGCTGCCCGGGTAAACCTCGAAGGCAAGCAGTCTCAGCTGTTCAAGGCCAATGAGGCTGGCGACGCAGGCGCGATGCTGCGCAATCGCGAAATGCGCCGACTGCACGGGTTCAACGTCGGTTACTCGGCGCAGATCCTGACGAGCACGGCCGGCACCGCCAGCAGCGCCACGACCGACAACGCGGGCTATGCGGTCGGCGCCACTACGATCACGCTGGCAAGTGCTGGCACCGGCACCATTGTTGCCGGTGACGTGATCACGTTTGCGGGCGATACCAACAAGTACGTGGTTGTTTCTGGCGATGCTGATGTGAGCGGCGGCGGAACGATCACCATTGCTGCGCCCGGCCTGCGCGTGGCGATGTCCGCGGCCACGAAAGCAATCACTGTCGTGGCTGCCGCTGCGCGAAACATGTTTTTCACCCGCAATGCGCTGGTGTTGGCCGCGCGTGCACCTGCCATGCCGCAGGGTGGCGACATCGCCAGCGACGTGACGACGGCAACTGATCCGATCTCGGGCATGACGTACCAAGTCGCGCTCTATCGCCAGTATCGACAGATCAAGATCGAAATCGGCCTGGCGTGGGGTTACAAAGTCATCAAGCCCGAGCACCTCGGCATCTTGCTGGGCTGATCGCCATGAGCGAGTGCGCAGCGGTTATCAGAGTCAAGCCGTGGGGTATTGGTCAAGGCGATTTTGTCGAGATCAACGCGGACGACTTTGACCCGCTGCGGCACGAGCTTCACGAGCAGGCCGTCATCGCGACGGCCGCACCCAATCCGCAGCCGCTGCCTGCTCGCGTAACTCCCGGCGCTCTCGCAGGGGTGGCGGCTGTGGACCATGCAACAAAGCGCCGTGGCCGACCGCCGAGGGATCGTAGTCAGTGAGTATCGTTGTCGAGGATGGCACCGGTCTGGCCAATGCCGTGACGTATGTCTCGGTAGCGGACGCCGACGCCTACCACTCGGCATTCGGCAACGACGCATGGACCGGCACGGACGCCGCCAAGGAAATTGCGCTGCGGCGCGCCGCGCAATACATCGACGCTCGCTATTCGTTCCGCGGCCTGCGCAAGACGTCTACGCAGGCCCTGGAATGGCCGCGCGTGGCGTATGAGCCTGACGGCAGGCTAGAGGAATGGCCGCCAACTCGCCTCGTGCATGCGTGCTGCGAGGCCGCGCTGCGTGCGTTGTCGGACACGCTGCAGGCTGACGCGTCGGCCGACTCGGTCACTCGCGAAAAGGTGGGCGAGATCGAGGTGGAGTACGCGCAGAAAACCGGCCAGACGCGCTATCCCATC